CATTTATATTTAGGGTTGATGAATTAGCATCTAAAAATATCTCAACAATATTATCTCCGAACTGTTGAACTATTCTTTCTTGATTTTCTTTTAACAAATTAGTATATCCTTCTTCACTCAGAACTCCTATGATTATGGGTCTATTGGAAAAATTTTCTCTAACCCAAAACACTGGAGTTCCTCTTTCATTTTGTGTCAAAGGAAATTTCACTTTTTGCAAAGCATCTGAAAATATCTTTACCGAACTTATGTATCCATAACCATAACCTCCATTAATAGTAACAGTTGAAGTTCTAAAACAATCTTCAATATATTGTTTTCTCGTATTATCATCAGGAACTACAATGAATCCAACCCCAGATTGACCTACGGTTGTTCTAGCTCCTCTATTCATTTCAAATTTTGAATCCATATTACTTATTGTTTACATAAGTTGATAACAATTGAGAACGTTTCAAAAAGAACGAAAATACATTGACATTAACTTTCCATGATGACATAGATTGTTTCCAAGTTTCAACCGTTACTTTATTAACATCAAAATCCTTTCCGAAGTCTATGATGTTAAAATAGCTCATGTTTTCTCCATTCACTTTAACTCCGTCAATGAATTCCATAAACATTCCTCTTGATACATTCAATGTAGTAGTTCTTTCAACTGAACTATCTCCGACTGAAAAACTATTACTAACAGAATCAACATAAAATTGCTCTCCATTAGGCATTATAACAAGCGTTCCTCTTTTTATCCTTCTATCTCCGTTTAGAGTTATTTGTCCAGAACGTGTAAATGGATTATAAGCATTGCATTCAATCAAATATTTTAAATCTCTAACAGCATTCTTTATTATGTTTTCTCCGTTAGCTTTTTTCTGTTCATCTGTATGTTGGTTCCAATAACCGCTTTTGTAAAAATTAACGTATTGACTCTGTATAGTTAAATCTTTACTTCCCCATATTGCAGCATATTCTGGAAAGAATATAGCAGGCATGTATAGCATTGTTTGGTCCAGACCTCCGAACTCTGCAAATGGAATGAGTTGATACCACGAATATATGCCCGCATTTGACCACCCTATGTTTGTAGATATTATTTCATCCTCCTCGATAGTATATGAAGTCAAGTCTTGCATTCTTTGAATGCCTTCTTTATCAAATGGCGGTTTTCTAACCATAAAATAATATTGGTCTCCAAACGTATCTCCAGAGAATTCAACAAGTGGCTGTTGACAAACTTTGTTAAAGAAATTTATCAATGGGCCAGTTTGCATAGATATACTGCTATCAAATATCTGTCTTCCAGACACTGATGAATCCATTAATAATTTTGTTATCTGCCATATTCCTGGAGCAAGCCTTTCTCCTACGGAACCAACCTTTGTAGTTGTAGTGACTACTACATCTTGCTCAATAGCATTAGCATCTGATTCACTTGTTATATCTACATCTTGATAATTAGATACAGAATCATCGATGTTTTCAGGAAGCATAGCTTGATTTCTTCCTGAATTAACAATTCTACCTTTTAAAGTACATTGTTCAGATAAGAACGGAAGTGGATTTACGGCAACTCCTCCTTTTCTTATTTCAAAATGTAAATGTGGGCCAGTACTTCTTCCGCATTTCGGTTTATCCGTAGGAGCACCGCCTGAATAAGCTATTAAATCACCTTCTTTAACAGTTTGTCCTCTTGTAACAGATGTATTATGAAGATGCATGAAAATCAAATCATAATAATGACTTGATTCATAATAATATCTCAATTTTAAATACAACCCAGCTCCGTTAGCTTGAGTTGAAATTTGAATAACCTTACCTCCAATTGGAGCAAGTATCTTGCTATTGACTGGTAATGGAATATCAATTCCGCTGTGCATTCTTCCATGTCTCATTCCAAGAACAGAAGAAAGATTCAAAACAGTCTTTCCTGCTAACCAACCTTTTTTAAATACTGGTATCATAATTTATCTAAATTTTGGTAGTTCAATATGAATACCGTCCTTTATAACATAACCTTCATTAAGAACAGGAACCTTTGGTTTTGTTGGATTTTTACCCCCAATTGGAGCATATTTATCTCTATTAGTATTTTGTTCAATACCAGAAGAAAAAGCTTCATTTTTCTTATTTTGGTTTGAACCTCCTCCTCCGTTATTTCCATTAGCTCCTACGGCAGTACCAGAAGTGTTTGAAGTTACTTCTGGATATAATTCAGCATATTTAGTTCTTCTGTCTCCCCAATCTTCAAACACGTAATCGGGAACTACTTCAATGTTTGCTAATTGCGAAATTACTCCCTTCAATATAAAATCAAGTGAACGATTTATAGGAGATGTGAATACATCAATCTGATTAGTAGAACGTCTCAATCTATTTATAGGACTGTTGTAAGTTCCTCCTTTCATATCAGCATCCCTTATATCTCCTTGTTTGCCCATACTTTCAGTATTAGCAAAAATTTGACTTTCTCCCCAAACAGTTGACGTATTGAAAAACAAAGAATTATCATCCGTTATAAGTTTCATCAAATCTTTACCTGTAACAGTAACACTTCCTTGTCCATTAGCATTTTGATTAACAGATACATTTTCAACCAACCCTATCATATCGAATACTTTAGAGCCGTTTGCTTTTTCCATTTCCAAATCTTCAAACGAAATGAACAATAAATCATTAGACTGAATTAACCAGTTGAAATAATTATGTTCCATTGAAATCATACCACCTTTATGGAAAAAGAACTCTCCAAATTCATAAACGTCTTTCTGAGAAGCAACTCTATCAATGTAAGAAAGTTTTTTATTATTTTCTTGCATTTTAGTTTCAACTTCAACCAAATCTTGAATTGAATTAATTATCGGAAGAGTTATTGAAAAAGTTCCTCCCGAAGCTGAAACATTGGTGGCTACATTTATTATGAATTTTGAAATATTGATAAATTTGTTATTATTTGAACGGTAAAAACTTTTTGTATCATTCAAATTGCCGGCATAATATAATGACTTAAACCATCCATAAACAGAACAAGTTGGAGCTAATTTCTTTGTAGAACGGTCAATGATATATCCTTCGTTTTGAATTATATTTTGTATAGATTCGTTAGCAAAAGCATACAAATCTTCTAAATTAGTTTGAAAATTTGTTTGAGAAATTGCTAATTCATATGTAACTAATTTAGCTTCTATTTTAAGAGTACAAGGACAAGGAAGTACCATATCAGTTTTCAAATCACTTTCAGTTACTTCCTTTTTTCCTAAACTCTTAGCATATTCAGCTTTTTGTTCCAAAGACATTTGAGAAAAAATTAGCTTTCTGTTGTATTCAAACAAATCATCCACGGAAATTACATTTGTGTATATGTAATTCACTTCCATGAAATCTGCTAATGTTTTAGCCTTGGAATTATGATGATATAAAGTTAAAAATTTCATTGTTTAAAATACTTTTGTTTTTAAATAATCAAAGAAGCTCTGCTGCCCTGTTATAAATTTTTGTAAATCTGTTACTATGTTTTCCAAAACAGAAACTCCTGAATAAACTCCATCGCTTAATGTAATCAATCCTTGAGTAAGCTCGGAAGTGTAATTTTTAACTTGCAAAGCATATTCATCTTTATTAGAGCCTTGGAATGTTTGAGCGTTTGATAATGTAGCTCCTGCTTGTCCTTTAGTTATTCCTTCCCAAATTGATTTTCTCCTTTCTGGACTTTCAATGCCTTGAAGTTGAGATTGAATCATCCAATATCCCATAGGAGTATCATAACCGCCATACATATTGGTCAACTTCTGCATATTTCCTCTATTTATCATACCCATTTTTTGAGGGTCATGTAAATATTGGTCAATCAAATCCGTTCTTCCTCTAGTTTCAGGGAACATCTCTTCAACAGTACTATACAGAACAGCTTTCATTCTATCATTCTGAGGATTGATAAGCTGATTTTGCACTGTTTTTATATCACCTGAAGTCCTACTATCAACCGTATAATTTTTCAGCTTAGCAAATGCCTCTATGTCTCTGTTAGCAGCTCCGTAACTCGGCTTGTCTTGAAATCTCATATATTGAGACATCAAGTCTTGTTGCATGCCAAGATACTCTTGAACTCTAACATAATTGCCTTGAGAAACTCCGCTGTTTTGTACTCTGGAAAGCCTCTCAACTAAATTAGAAATAGCATCTGTCGCATTAACTCCATACCTATCAAATTTTCCAGCTTCTCCTAAAGAACCGCTACTCAAAGAAAACACTCTTTCAAGAGCTTCTTGTAAATATGATTCTTTAACGCCACCTTGAGCAGTACCTCTTTGTTTTATTCTTCTTTCCGAAGATTGAGCAAATTCAGGAACTGATAGTCCCATGTCATAAATACTAGCATATCCTCCTCCGTATGGACTGTAATCCCACATATCTTGATACATCCTTTGTCTTGTATCTTCAATACTGGCGTCACCTCTTATAAGTGCAGCAAGCCCAGCCATTTGGTCTGACTTTTGAGCTTCTTGTGTAAATAAAGTTCCAACGGTAGCTAATGGTTTCAAGAACGCTAATGATTTAGCAGCTGCTTTATCGCTCATTCCGAACATAGAAGTCAACGTTTGACCTCCTCCCATTATCATTGAACCTAAATCTTTATTAGCTATACCACGAACTATTTGGTCAAATCCCATCATAGTCTGTATGGTACGCAATCCATAATCAATTTTAGGCTCTTCTTTTTTACCGTTTACTACATCATTTATTTGTGAATCAATTTCTCTGACTCTTGCTGCTGCAGCTCTGGAAGTTTCCTCGTCTGCAGCAGTGTCTCTTTCAACGATAGCTTTTTGACGTTCTTGTCTTAATTGACTGAGGAATGAATTTGGATTTAAGTTTCCGCCATTTCTTCTTATCTCGTCAGTCAAATCTCGAATGACTTTAGTCAAATCTTCATTTGATTGTTGACGTTCTTGATTTTCTTCTTTGTCTATATTTTCATTTTCAACATCAAACGCAGAACCTACTCTTTGAAATTCAGCTTCTCTTTTATTTTCCCAAAAGTCTTCAATCCTTCTTTTTTCATTAGCATCGGTTATCCCTTCAAGTGCTCTTTTCTTACTTTCATCAATAGTGCTTTCAATCCTATCATATTCAGCTGACATACGTGTTTGAGCATCTGCTCTTCTCGTATCATACTTTTGTGTTATATCAGCGTTGAGTCGTTCTCTTTGAACTTGTTCTGCTTGCTGAATAATAGGTTTATAAGTATTATTGCCAGGAACAAATACTGCACCTTGTTGAATGATAGCTCTTCTTACTTCTTCCACCAATCTTGAATCAGGTGGTTGCACAGGTGATGATGAAGGTATTGTACCCCCGCCAGTTGGAGGATTAGAAGATGGAGGAGTTGGTTGATTTCCACCTCCTCCGTTTCCTCCTGAAGAACCTGCATTGCCTTGTATGTTTACAGTTACGTTAGCCATTATTGAATTCTTCTAAGTTTAATTTTTCATAATCTTCATCAATCTCTTCTTGAGAAACGTGGATATTTTCATCATATTCTTCTTCAGATTTTTTTGCTCTTTCTCTGAGATTTTTGATTTCAATTTCTTCTTGATACTCTATGTACATATCAATGAAGTTCATTGACCTATGTTTAAGAGAACCAAACGGAATATTATATTTTTTTCTCCACCAATAATCAAGAATAAAACCACTGTGCCAAGTTGCTATGAAGTTAATCACTTTCTGCCGCAGCTCGCTTGTTTTCTGATTCGATGGATTCATTAGCAGATGAATAAAGTTGTTCTAACATTTGAGAGTACCAAGGCAAAATATCTTTCTTGTAGATATTTACCAATTCTTTTACAGATTCAGGTTTCATTTGAGTGTAATCAATATTATCTTCTTCCTCTGTAATGAAATTTCTCAACTTAGGGCACATTACACTTAGAAAGGCAATGGTGTCTACCATATCCAGTATAAAGTACATAGACTTTATTCCAGATGCTGCAAATGAGCCGTATTTGCCTCCAGTCAAAGCGTTTTTCAACGATTCAATGTCAATCATCTGTCCTACATTAGGGAACTTAATTGGAAATTTTTTACCGCTGTAGTTAATGGTAATTTCTCTTTCAATCATAATTTTACAATTTTATATTAACAATAAAGCACTGCCTCCATATATAGGAAGTAGTGCTTTAATTATAACTGTGATTTGTCAATTCACGCTACGCTGAAACTACGCTGTTGTATAAGATAGGAGTTGTGTATTCAAATTCAGTATCTCTTCCTGAAATTTGACCTTCTTGAATGTCAAATCCTTCTCTTGTAGCAAATGCTCCTGAAACTTTAGCGAATGTTTCATATTTGCTTTTTACAACGCCTGTTTCGGCATCAATCTCTCCGTCTTTAACCTTTCTAAGAATAGCAATTTCCAAACCATCTTCTTGTAAGAGTAAAGCGTTTGCCCACTCTTCAAGTGAATTAGCGTTTCTGAAAGTTCCTTTCTTTGAAATGTTTGCCAATAGATTAAAATTGATAGTATAAGATGAACAAGTCAAACTGCCCTGCCATTCCAATGCTGGAAGCTCCGAAGGAGTCAAAGTGCCTAAGCCAGTCACCCTTCCTCTACGTATGCTTTCAGTAATACGGACATTCTTCATTTTGCCCACCGTTACACTATTTATTTGAATAATAGCTAATGGCGCTGTCATTACTTTCTTTTCCATAATTACTCAAATTAAAAAGTGAAATCTAAAATGTTACCAATAAAGAACGTCTTGTTAACAGGAACGTTTGGAACAAAATCATATGTGATAAAATAATCGCTATTTTTAGCAACCACTTTAACATTTTTCCAAGAAATTAACAAATTATCACTTCCTGGAGAAGCTACCAAAGAAGCAAGTTTGGTTTCGGTAAAATTCTTAACGGATTGAGGAGAAGCCTGAGCTGCTGTCTGACCCGTGAATCTTGTTTGACCTTCCAAAATAAGTTCCTTGTTCAACTGAGACTTGATAAGCTCTATGGACAACTCAAATGATTGACCATCATCAGCAATCGTTTTCTTGTTATCCAATAAAGTTGTAATACCTTGATTTATGCACCAATATCCAGATACATTACGAACATGCATAATACCAGCCTGTAACGCTCTTTCTCTTTCTCGCTTCTTCAAATCATAAGCAAATGATTGATATCCTACACGTTTGAAAGTAAGCGGAGTTTGAGCAGCTATTCCTGCATTCAAACCTACTACTGCAGCAGCAAGATAGATAGTATGAAGTTGTTTAGTTCCGTTTTGGTCTTTTCTTGTAACGATAGGAGCACCATGAACGCAAACAACCTGACCTGAATTAAAGAACTTAGCAATTGACTGAGAAGAATTTGAATCACCAAATAAATCGGTATCATCTTCACCTCCAGGAACAACCATAAATTCAGTAAACTTAGCATCTTGTTTAAGGAAGGTAAACAATTTACCATTAGTAGATGCTTCCACTCCCTTACCTTCAGCAGCATTAAGATTGGTGCACAAGAAGAAAGTAACATCTAATTCAGCAATTGATTCCAAAACATCTGCGTATTCAGTTCCACTCAAATATTGAGTAGTTCCGCCAGTTGCTAAAACTTGAGCTAATGTATTCAATTCAGTAGCTCCTGCTCCAGTCATTGATACTACGAAATTAGCAAGCATAGAACGATTGTTTTTTGCCCAATCATAAAGCTCTTGAAGAGTTGTTAAATCATCTGATTCAACAATTAAATTTGGAGTTGCATCCGACAAACTTTTAGTTCCAAATGCCTCTCCCGATTCATCCACTCCCATAAATGAACCACGATAAACTTGTAACTTAAAAGTACCAGCTGTTTCCCCAGCTACAATCTTAGCCGCATATCCTACTTTGAGAACTCCATCCACTGCTACTCCATTTCCGACAATACCTTCATTCTTGCATTTAAGAACCAAAGCATTGCCTACTGAAAGAGTTAATGTAAGAGTTGCACAAGTAGTAGTAGCGGCACGGACATAATAAAGTTTTGGAGCACCTGCTGCTCCTTCAATTGGAGTAAAAATCTTTGACGCTATATCTCCAACAAGTCCTCCTCCCATGAAAGACAAAAAGTCTTCATAATTTGAAAACTCGTAAACAGATTTCAAGCCTTGATTTAATTCTCCTTTGACTCCAGAACCACCAGCAAATTCATAATCGCCATTTTTTGCTAACCCTGTATCAATTATCATAACATTACCGAACTCAGCAACGTTGACAACTGAAGTAGGATTATAAACCGTAGCAGCATATGAACCAGGCTCAATGTAATTCTTGCCATGAAAATTTACTACTGTTGCCATAATCTTTTTGTTTATAAGAATTTTATTCAATTTCTACTCACTCTTTATACTTGCTGTTGATAAGTATCATCATTGTTTTCAATAGCTCTCATAGTAATATAGAACTTCTTGGCTACTTCCTGTTTTACAAGTTGTGGAACATTATGTTCATATTTAAAAGAAATATTGATAACTTTATGAAATATTGGTATTGGACTTAAATCGTCTTGCATCATTATATCATTTCCCGATAAAGAAGGAATGCGAATACCCATCAACTCCAAATGAGGAACAAGCATTAGCAACATACTTTTCAGTATGTTATACACTACGTTTACTTCAGAGGAGTTATTGCTTGTAATCATGATTTGATAAGTACAATCATACATCTGAGTAAAGTATTGTTGAGTTCCTGACTTAACTCCGTTAGCGTCAACAATATCATCTTCAATGTATCCTTCATCTTCTCCAATTGTAGAACTACCTTGTTCAGAAGGAAGAAGAATGTGCATTGAGATGATTTTAGCTACTTGTTGATTATATCCAAAATTAACGGATAAACTATCAGGAGTTAAAATCATTTTTTTAGCTTGTTTGAAATAATTATACAAATTCATTTTTATCGGTTTGCCTTCTTCGTCAACACCTAATAATTTGTATAATATAGTTTCTTTTTCATCGCTTACATGTTCTTGCAAATCTTCACGAAGCAATTTTATTATTGTTTCCAAAGTGTTATATATAACTATCTCTGGTAAAAGTATTCCGCTCATAATACGCTTTCTAAATATGTTGTAACTTCGTTTTCTACAATAGTATCAACGTCAGTTTTATTCACTGCTTCTTCAGCTAAGTTATATGCTTTAATACCCTTGTTTATCCAGCTCATAGGGTCAGAATTTGCTCCAGCTCTTCGGAAAGTACCATAAGTATTTTGAGAAGTTTTACCATATTGAGCACTTCTTTTAGTCAGACCTTCATAAATTGAATTTTTATGAGTATATTCAGCATAATAAGGATTGTTTGGAGTTGCTTCAATAGCAGCTCTGGATTGAGGAACTTCATAAGGAGAAGGAATTTCACGAACAGTCAAGCCTTGACCTGAAGCTCTCTTTCTCATTATATCATAAATTTCTTGAGGCATTTCGCCAGTGAAACCAGCTTGACCAAGAGTTCCTGGAGTACCAATACGAAAAGGAATTGTTAAATACCAATCACCGCCTTTGTAAACTTGTTTACCCTTTTTGTTATAAACTGGAATAGTGTACTTTACCTTTGATGACTTTTTGAAACCTTCCTTCATATCAAAGGCAGAAGCTCCTTGTTCAATCATATTAGGTAGAATGCCAGTAAGAACTAATTGCTTAGCAAATCTACCTTTGTCAACCTTAATTATATTTTGAGTATATTCAGGAAGTGTTGAATTCAATTTTTGTTTAGCAAGAGCTTGCCAGTTTGCATATATAGCAGCAGTGACAGCGTTGACGCAAGTTTCCGTCAACATATCAATACTCTTAGGACTAAGCCCAAATTGATTTTGCAATCCTGAAAGGTCTATTACTATTGGATTCATTCTCTTTCTTTCGCAGGCAATACTGTATTTTCAAAACTTTCTTCTCCGAACTTTTGAGCATCGAATAAATAATGAGCTTTCCTCGCTAAAACATTTATAGGCATTTGTCTCAACTTTTCATCGTTGTAAGAACAGAACCTACTTTCACGAACTTTCATAAGCTCTCTATTTATGTCAATAACGTGGTAAACAGGAAAATGAGAGTATCTGATGGAAATGCTTATAGGTATTTCAGACTTGTTTTTTACATTCATATCATCAATTGATATTTTATCTTGAATGCCTAAGTCAAATACAATTTTGTTACCATCAATTACATACTCATCTTCTTTTATGTTTATTAGTTTCTCATTATCGGAAGCAAACAGAAACATATCCGTGACCTTTAACGGCTCGTAAACAGGATAAGCAATGATTTCTCCCTGAAAATATATAGGTCTTATAATTTCTGAATAAAACTCTTCTAATTGAGTAAGAATGATTTTATCCATAAATCCAAGTTTATCAATTCCTTTGGTTGTTATTGAAGCAGTTCCACGATTAACTTCACTCCAATTTTCATAACGTTTCTTGCTGTCCATATGTTGGGCAATCAATCTCGTTTCAGTTCTATCAACAAAAAACCAGCCTCTTCCTAAACAATTTTTACAAGTAGAAAGAGCCTGGCCAGTTGCTTTATCTACACAAGGACATCTTAAAGCTCTATCTATTAAAGCATCATATCCTTGTGATTGAATAAGTTTTTCAAAATCATCTACTCTCCAACCAACTCTATTTTCGATAGCAGATGGAGGTGTTTGGTAAGTAGTAGGTTTATCAGTAACTATACTCTTTCTATTTTTGCCGTTACTTTCCATGTCTTCTATAATACTTCAAATGCAATTCCCCTGTACTTGCTCTTTAATGAAGGAAGAACTCTATTCATTTCATCGACATAGTGTTTAACCCTTCCAGCAAAAAGTCCTCCGTTAGCACTTCTTGCTAATGGAGTGTTTTGAGTAACTCCGTCTAAACTCATTTGTATAGAAGTAACTCCAATTCCGTATAAAATATCACCTATTACAGCAAGTACATTAAGAGCAGCAAATTTAGCAATGAAATCAAATAAATCGGCTGGTATTTTATCCCATCCTGTTATATATCTCGGTCTCCAATAATTTGGAATATAGCTTTGACCGAACCAACCAAGGTGAGGAGAAAGTCCATTGTAAATTAAAGAGTTTTGAGTCATTGTAGCACCGCCTTTACTTCCAGTGTTAGGTATTAAGTAAACATTTCTGTAAACAGCTACATCCGCTTGTCTTTTAATTGACAACCATTCTTTCGGATAAGTTATTTGACAAACGTCATTTATCCAACCTTCTAAATTGTCAATATAAACAATAGGATACATTGTCCTGATATAACCCCAAGACATAAATTCTTGACGATTGAAATCACGGTTTTCCTCTATGACTTGTTTGGTCAGTTTTAGACTGAAAAGACTTTCAATCTGAGCTTGTGCAGTCAGAATGTGTTGAGAAATAGCTGTTGATGACATCTTCCTTCCATCGTTTGAACATAAAGGAATACCAAACAAATAATTCTCAATCAACTCAGTAGGAGACATAATCATCTCCATATTCTTGTTGTATTGTATTTTCAATCTTAAACTTGGCATATCAGGACAATGTAAAAATGTTATTACTTTTCTTCGTCATCTTCCTCTTCGTCCAACTCACCTGCTTCAGCAGCTTCATCGTACTTTTTCAAAAGA